AATTGTACAACCGTAAAAAGGATATTAATGGCAACTTCAGGGACTACGACATTTGATTTATCTATAGAAGAAATCATACAAGAGGCTTACGAAAGATGTGGCATGGCTACAACAAGTGGTCATAGTCTACGTTCAGCTAGAACAAGTCTTAATTTATTATTTGCAGAATGGGCAAATAGAGGAATACATCTTTGGAAAGTTGCTCTACATGAAAATGCTTTAGTTTCTGGACAAGCTGAATATTCTGTAAGTGCAGGTGTAAGTGATGTATTAGAGGCCTTTGTGTCTACAACTGCAGCAGGTGCAAATACTGCAAATACACAAGATGTTGCTTTGACTAAAATAGATAGATCTGCTTATTCTGCTCTTCCAAATAAATTAGCTTTAGGTCAACCATCACAATATTATGTAGATAGACAAGACACTCCGAAAATATATTTATATCAAGCACCAAATTTAATAACTTATACAACTTTAAAATATTATGTCATAAAGAGAATTGAAGATGCTGGAGTTTATTCAAACGATGCTGATGTAGTATTTAGGTTTTTACCATGTATGGTTGCAGGATTAGCTTACTATCTAGCAATGAAAAACGCACCTACATTAGTTCAACAAAATAAATTAATTTACGAGGATCAATTAAAAAGAGCATTAGATGAAGATGGTCAAAGAGCTTCTACTTATATTACTCCTCAATCATTCTATCCTAATGGAGTTTAATTATGGCTAAATGGGCAACAGGTAAAAGATCACAAGCAATATCAGATAGATCTGGTATGGCATTTCCATATACTGAAATGGTAAAAGAATGGAATGGTTCTTTAGTTCATTATTCAGAATTTGAACCAAAACATCCACAAATACGTAGAAGACATAATACAGCTGATGCAATTGCATTACAAAATACAAGACCAATGAGATTTCAACAACCAACTGATATATCAAATATTAATCCACAAGCACCTCAAGACGATACAATAGTAAGTTCAGGTGGTTCTATGGTTGGTGTTGCTAATTTAACTTTACCAGGAGACTTTGCACACATAACTTTAGGGGCTCCTCCTAAATCATTAGAGGGTAATGACATAACAACAATGGTTCCTGCAGACCCTTCTTTACAAAATAGAAGAAGACAAGCAGATTTAATTGTAGGAAACGTAACAGTGAGTATTACATAATGGCTATAACACATGCAAATTTTTTAACACAAGTAAGAAACTACACAGAGGTAAGCTCAAATGTATTGTCTGATTCAATTATTCAAGATTTTATTAAATCAGTAGAATTAGATATTGCAGGTAAAGTTGATTATGATGATTTAAGAAAATACGCAACATCAAATTTTACAGTAGGAAATAGATACGTTATTTTACCTGGTGATGCTATAATAGTTAGATCTGTTCAAGTTATTGACAGTAGTAATAATAGAACTTTCTTAGAAAAAAGAGATACAAGTTTTATTTCTGAATTTGCTCCTAATGATTCAACTACAGGAACACCTAAGTATTACGCTAATTGGGAAGACAATGTTCAACAAGGTTCGGTGATTTTAGTTGCACCTACACCAGCAACTGCAGACACTGTTCAAGTAAATTACATTAAATCGCCACCAGAATTTACAAGCAGCACAAACACTTATTTATCTACAAACCAAGAATCAATGTTATTACATGGTGTTTTGACAGAAGCTTTTAGATTTTTAAAAGGTCCTATGGATATGTACAATCTTTATGAAAAGAAGTACAATGAGGAAGTACAGAATTTTGCCCTACAACAAATGGGTAGAAGAAGACGAGCGGAGTATGATGATGGTGTACCTAGAGTACAAATACCTTCACCTCCTCCAAACACAAATTAATAAGGAGAATAATTATGGCAATAACAACAAACGCAATCTGTGATTCTTTCAAAAAAGAATTACTTCAAGGAAAACACGACTTTGATACATCATCTGATACTTACAAATTAGCAATGTATACAAGTTCTGCAACTTTAGGAAAATCAACTACAAACTATTCAACAAACCCAGGTGGTGGATCAAACACTGAAGTAACTTCATCGAACTACACAGCTGGTGGTGGAACGCTAGTCAATCAAGGTGTTAAAGTTTCATCTTCAGTAGCTATTACTGATTTTGCTGATCTTAGTTTTCAAAACGTAACTCTTACAGCAAGAGGTGCTTTAATTTACAACACAACTACTGACGGTGGTTCGAATACTACTGATGCAGTTGCTGTGTTAGATTTTGGAAGTGATAAAACTGCAACATCGGGAACTTTTACAATTCAGTTTCCTGCATTTACTACTTCTGCTGCGATTCTTAGAATTGCTTAATAAGGATATACAATGATATGGCTACTTGGGGACAACAGACTTGGGGTTTTCAAAACTGGGGTACACTTGGTGACACCTCTGTTACCCTAAGTAGTTCAAATCTTTCTGCTTCTTTTTCTATTGGTACATTAACCGCTGAAGGCGAACTTCAAGTAGGTTGGGGTGGAGATACGTGGGGAGAAAATGAATGGGGAGATCTTTCTGGATCTCAACCTACGATTACAGGTATTCAAGCAACTTTTACTATTGGATCGTTACAGGGAATTACTGCTGATGCGAATGTAAATGTTACAGGCATAACTTTAACTTCTACAAATGCAGGTGCTATAGGAGGTACCTCTGTAGTTCAAATTGTAACAGGATCTCTTGAATCGATGGCGGTGGGAACTGTTGCTACTCCTATAGGACAAGAAATTGACGTAACAGGACAACAGTTAAGTTCAAGCATAGGTTCTACCACAGTTGATGAATCTACACTTACTGGAATAGGTTGGGGTAGAAGAACTTGGGGTAACCTAGCATGGGGTGGAGCATTCTCTGTACAAGCGGTTGGTCAACAACTTACTTCTACAATTAATTTTCCAGCAACAGGTGCATTTACTGATGTAAATGTTTCGGTGACTAGTGCAGGACAATTAACTACTACTTTTGCGAGTCCCTCTTTCTCAATTCAAATTGACCAAGACATTTTTGTACTTGCTAGTGAAGATCAACTTGATGCACTTACAACAGTATCTACAGTGACTGGTGATGCTAATGTTTCGGTAACAGGTATCCAAGCTACAATGTCAGTAGGAAATGCTGTAGGAGGCTTAAAAACTCCAGTAGACGTAACAGGTATTCAAGCTACCATGACATTAGGTTCTATATCATTAGAACAATCAACTAATGAACCTGTAACAGGGCAGCAATTAGCAATATCTTTAGGTACTGCTGAAGAAATACCAGCACAAAATCAAGGTGTATCTGGTTTACAATTATCATCTTCAGTAGGTTCAGTAACAGTAACAGGAGAGGCTAAAGTTATACCTACAGGCATACAATTGACAGCATCTGTTGGAAGTCCTATTATAACAGCATGGGCAGAAATAGATCCTGGTGTAACTAATACTTGGACTGGTGTTGATTTGGCAGCTTAAAAAGAGTAAAATATTTAATATTAGGAGATAAAAATTATGGCATCTAGTTACTCAACAGATTTAAAACTCGAACTAATGGTTACTGGTGAAAACGCTGGTACGTGGGGTGATAAAACAAACACAAATTTAAATTTAGTACAACAAGCAATTGCAGGTTATCAAGAAGTTTCAATAGCAGGAGGTGCTCAAACGACAGCTCTTGTAATGACAGATGCAACTATTTCAAATGCTAGAAATGCAGTTATAAAATTTACAGGTACAATTACAGGAAACCAAATAGTTACAATTCCTGATTCAATAGAAAAAGTTTACACTTTAATAAACGGAACTTCAGGAGCACACACTGTTCAATTTAAAACAGCTTCTGGAACAGGATTTACTTTTTCAGCAACAGAAAAAAATGCAGTATTAGTTTATGCTGATGGTACAAATGTTGTAGAGGTTTCAAATCAATTAGCTGGACTAGTTGTCGGTACAGATGTTCAGGCATACGATGCTCAATTAGCAGACATTGCAGGTTTAGCTGTGACTAACGGTAATTTCATTGTTGGTGATGGTTCAAACTTTGTTGCAGAGTCTGGAGCAACTGCAAGAGCTTCTCTTTCTTTAGATACAGGTAACGATGTTCAATTTGATTCGTTTGGTGTTGGTACTGCAGCGTCAGGTACTACAGGAGAGATAAGAGCTACAAATGATGTAACTGCTTTTTATTCTTCAGATGTTGCACTAAAAGAAAATATTACAAACATACCAGATCCAATAGAATCTTTAAAAAAATTAAATGGTGTTTTATTTGATTGGAAAAAAGAATACATTGATCAAAGAGGTGGTGAAGATGGTTATTTTGTTAGAAAAAAAGATGTGGGTGTTATTGCACAAGAGGTAGAAAAAGTTTTACCAGAGGCTGTTGCTGAAAGACC